CAAATGAGGGTTGGTGCCTTTTGGCATCTGGGGGGTAGCCATGGAGTGCTCATACAAGCCCAAAGGGTCTCAAGTTTATGACCCTTATGATCGGGTTTTACAACATGGGAGCAGAAGTGCAAGAATTAAGGGGATGCAATTGGACAAGGTTTCAAAGAACAAGCTCTCGGACATATTTCAAGACGGTGGGCCATTGTGTTTTGGTTATGGCGAGCTAGAAATGGCAAAAATTGTTTCTGGCTCAGTCAAACCAATAAATACTTTGGTGAAAACTGTCTATGTATCAGGTGTCCAGGCAGGTAATGATTATGTAACCTTTTGCTTCAAGCCAGGCGTAAACGAATGGGTTGAAGTTGAGCCTGATATTCATCAGCCTACAGCACTTGTTGGCGTTTTGTATCAGGAGTACAAGAAGGTTGCTGCCAGTGAACAAGAGCTTAAGAAAGACAAGTCACAATTGCAGTTGGAAATATCCCTACTAAGGCACGAGCTGGAGAGAGCAAGACCCACCACTAGGACCCTCAAACCAATCAGTGTTACTCGAATTGTTATGTTCGGGCTGCTGATTGGATTATTGTTGGCACATGCAACTAGCGGCTTCAGAACTGGTCAATGCTTAGACAGTGATGTTAGTGAAACACTCAAGCCACAAACCTGCATTAACTGGAAATGGGATGGTGGGATTGCTCCAGATACGGATGTCCCATTTATGGAAAGGTTGAGTGCATGGTATACAGGATTTAAACAACAAGTGAGAGAGTACTACACAAATAGTGCTGTTTTTGAGTGGATGCTGTTCATGACCGGTTATCTTTGTACGTGGACAGCTGTTGCAACACTTATTGGAGCATATTACATGTTTAGGGCAGATAATCCACTGTACATGCTATTAACTATAGCTTTAGCTACAGTCTCTAAAATACAGCTATTGGCTATAGCAGCAGTCCCAAGCATGGAAATCACTTCAACATTTTCTCTGTGGTCCTGTATGGTTGTCTATTATTTCAATCAGGTGGCAGCTATGTGCGCATCACTAATAATAACGGCAGTTTGTTTAGTTGTGTGCATGTTTATGTCAGATGTTGAATATATTCAGCTAATAAGGGGCCATGGAGTTGTGATTTTGACAATCTTTGCATCTCATTTGTTCCATATTTTACAAGTACCTAGCTGGGTGACCATTGTAATTATGGTGTCTTATAGAGTCGCCAAATTAACAAGCTTTATATTTGGCGAGAAAATAGAAGCTAGAGGACTTGATGGTAAGATTGTTGCAACGATACCTAGTCAGACATCCTGGTTAAACAAGGTGTCAAGGTTTGTTCAAGGCAAATTCAGGCAGGGGGTCAGAACAGGAATATCATCAACGGCGCGTGTGATTCCAAATGGCGTTGTTACTATTGAAACTAAGGAAACAGTGGGAACTGGCTTTAGAGTTCAGAATTACATAGTGACAGCTGCACATGTTGTTGGCAATGAGACACAAGTTCGTGTGAAGTGGGGCGATGTCTCTGCTTTTGCTAAGGTTTGCTATATACACCCTGAAAAGGATGTTGCATACCTAACATTGCCATCAGAACATCAAGGTTTGCCAACATACAAATTCGCCAAAAACATTGTTGATGGTACTGTTGTGATCACATCACTTGAGGAATGCGGCACACTCGCCGTTGCCATAACAGAGGGTGTTGTGGTGTCTAACAACATGACATATGCCGTCAATACAAAAAATGGCATGAGTGGTTCACCTGTGACAAATGTGGATGGAAGGATAGTTGGAGTACATCAAACCAATACTGGGTTCACAGGTGGAGCCGTAATATTATATCAAGATGATTTGCCACCCCAGAAGAAACCTCTACGGGAACAAGAACTTGAAGCCAGGATAAAAGATCTAGAAGCAGCTCTTGATGCCAAAATGCAGCAGCGGATGAGTGATGATCAGATCGTTGAACTTGTCCGGTTAGCTGTTGGGAGAGAACTCACGATCCTGAGACATGAACTAAGCTTAAACCAGGCCAAAGGTAAGAACAAAGGTAAGAAAGGTGGAAAGCGTGGGAAAAAGAAACGCATGTGGACTGAGGAAGAGTACAAAGAACTCTTAGAAAAAGGCTTTACTAAACAACAATTGAGAGATATGGCTGAGGCATTGCGTGAAGCTGAGTACTCTGATGAAGACAGTGACGAGTATGAAGCTGGATACCCCCAATGGTCAGATCCTGAGGATGATGACGAGTTGGAGGCTGAGTGGTTTGGACCAAAGAAGAAGATCCTCGATGAGGTTGAAGAGGGTTGGTCCAAAACAGATTTCTGGGAACAATGCCAAAAAGTTTGGAAGGAACTAGAGCCAATGAGTGAAGAAGCCGTCAACACGTTACCTTCCCACCTTAATGACAAGTATGGTATTACTTGTTATGTTATTACCAAAGCTGATATGGAAGCCCTAGCTAAAGATTTGCAAAAATACCAGATGGCTGTTGAAGATAAGATCAAGGCAAATGTTATTAGGGGGCAATGGATGGAAGGTGTTGATCCTAAAACGGTCATCAATGAGCTTGATGAATTGTGGTTGGGAATTAATCATATCATGTGGGAGAATGGTTTGGTTCCATTTACACAGAGGAAGAAAATAAACAGGCGTAAGCAGGCAAAAAACTTGAAGGGGGGCCCCAGGATGGGGCCCCAACAGAAGACCAATTAAGGTTGGACTATTGGGAACGCCTACTTGAACCTGGAGATTATTTCCTAACACCTTCCACATATCCATTGATTGGAGTTTTGCCAATTGATCGTCCAATTAGTGATTATGATGAACCAATAGATGATTTATTAAATTTGTTGCCAAATTATGATGATGAGATTGCTTATGGTCCAACAGTGTGGGGTCCAGAGGCTTATAGAAAATCTTTTCAAAAATTTACATATAAGGAACCACAGGAAAATATTGAATTAAATTATCCTAGAGAGTGGAAGTTTGCAATGAGGGTTCTTAGAAGAGAATATGATTTTCTTGTAGACACACAACTGACTGATATCACTGCAACATCAAAGAACTCTGACTCAACCGCATCATACCCAAAATGCTTGTGGTGGAAAACGGAGTCAGAGTATCTAAAAGATCGTGGTTATAAAGATTATATCCAACAATTTGACTCTATTTTGAATGGTGAAAGACCTAAAGTTTTGTGGTATCTTTTCTTGAAGAAAGAGATACAAAAATTGAGCAAGATAGAGGAAAGTGATATCAGGCAAATAGTTTGTTCAGACCCGATTTTTGCCAGAATTGGTTGTGTTTTCGAAGAACATCAAAATCAGCTGATGAAAAATCGAACAAAGACAAGAATGGGCCAATGTGGATGGTCGCCCTTTTCAGGCGGCTTCCACTCAAGGATATCCCGCTTGGTTGACAAAGGCAACAGGCACTTTGTCGAATTTGATTGGACGAGATATGATGGCACAATACCTAATGAGGTGTTAATTGCTATCAAAAAGTTTAGATATTCTTGCCTTTCAGATCATTGCAAAAGTGCTAAATTGCTGGATGCCTACAAGTGGTATTGCCACAACATCATGCATAGATATGTCATGTTACCATCTGGTGAAGTAACAATACAAAATCGGGGAAATCCCTCTGGCCAGATTTCCACAACTATGGACAACAACATGTGCAATGTGTTCTTCCAGGCATTTGAGTATGCATTCATACATCCAAACAAAACAGTTGAAGAGCTTTGTGACATGTGGGATAAAGTCGATTCACTAATTTATGGTGATGACAGGCTTTCCACTTATCCTGAGTTACCTGATAACTATAAGGATATTGTCATTAGTATGTATGCAGACATATTTGGTATGTGGGTCAAACCTGACAAAGTTAAAGTTTCTAACACAATTGAAGGTCTCACTTTCTGTGGTTTTACTGTTGTTAAAGATAAGAACATGTATGTCCCTGTTCCAACTGAAACAGAAAAGCTGATTGCTGGATTGGTCAAGCCAACAAAGAAATTACCTGATGTTCTTTCGCTGTATGGGAAACTCCTTTGCTATCGCATACTTAGCCACAATTTGCCAGATGACCACAAATTTAAGAACTATATTTTGGTGGCGCTAGAGGTAGTGGCTAGGCATATTCGTGCTGCGGGAGGCGAAGAGCCCTTTCACATCACGGACACCATGCTGGATCGGCTTTGGAGGGGCGGACCAAAGCGTGGAGATGGCTGGTAAGCAGCCCCAGCATGCCGCTACGAAGGCTGCCATTAAGGCAGTGGCTAAGGAGGTTGTTAAGGAGGAGAACAAACAACAGCAAAGAAAACAAAAATGGCAACCCCGTAAGAAACAGGGTAAGACTAAATGGTTTAATAAGAATCAGGTTAAGCATGAGGTTAAGACTGAGCTTAAGAGGAAGGGCCTTGAAGGCCCAAGAACCAAATTCACAGTAAAAGTTTCAGCTACAATTGGGAAGATTGGACCAAATGTTAATGCTGGTCCTGAATTACAAATATCAACTTTTATGCATCCAGCATTAATGAAAGAGCCCAATGATGGCACCAATTTTGGACCTTTACAAGCTGCAGCCGCACAATGGGGTTTGTGGCGGCTTTCAGATCTAAAAATTCAGTTCACTCCTCTAGTAGGAGCTTCTGCATTAACTGGATCCATGTATCGTGCATCGTTAAACCTTACACAGTCCCCGGGATCAACATCTTGGGGGGGCCTTGGCGCCAGGAAGCATCTAGATATACCTGTTGGTGTGTCTCGAGTCTGGCATTTGAGGAAAGGTGACCTTGCTGGCCCGCGTGAAACATGGTGGTTGACTGACACCAATGAGGAAGGTGGTCAGAGTTGTGGTCCCATGCTTGAGATTCATGGTTTGGGTAAGACTACATCCACTTACCGTGATGCACCATGGCAAGGTGATCTCTTTGTTGTTGAGGTTACTGGTGTTTGGCAGTTTACCAACTACAATGCAAAACCCGCTCTTGGTACACTGAATCGTGTGGTTGAAGAAACCAATGCATCAATTGAGGTTGGTGCCGATGGTGTCATGAAGATGACAATTCCTTCAACTAGCCGTCTTGCTAGGCACATGTCTGAGCAATGCGAAAGAACATCAAGTGCTGCTAGCCAGATTGGCGAAACCATCTGGCAGGTAGTTGACCAAGGTGCTGGGTTGGTTGCAAGTGTTGCCCCTGAACCTTTTGGCTGGCTCATTAAAGGTGGGTGGTGGTTTGTCAAGAAAATTCTTGGCAGAGCAAACACTGGTGATGAGGTGTATTATGTTTACGCCTCTCTTGCAGATGCACAAAATAATAAGCCAGTTGAAGCAAATCAATTTAATAAGCAGTCTCATAATACAACATTGGCTGTGACCCAAATTAATGCTCCAAATACTGGGCCAAACAATGCGCCAGCAGTAGTTACATCCAGGCTGTTTCCCATACCACAAGCTGGGATACCAGATGGCTGGTTTTGGATTAGTGGACACTTTGAATCACTACACATGGTTGGCTTAAATGGTACAAATGGATCAACATTACCCTGTGGCATCATAACTACTTTCCCCCAGTGGGAATTTAAATTGAAAAAGGGAGCTACCGAATGGGGCTGTGCAATGCAGGGTGTGGCATCAAGCCCAGATAATGTAACATGCTGGTCCGTTGACTCGGACTATCAGTTGAAAGGGTGGTACGACGTTGCTGGTATACCATCAACCGGCATAGTCGTTGATTGGGTCACTGGTTCCAATCAAACTGTCCACCTAGACTGGGCTGATGTCTTGGCTTGGAGATCCGATGAGTGGGGAACGCTTCGTCTAACATACTGGTTGTGTAGGACTAGGCGTGAGGTCACTGCTTCGGATTTTGATACAACTCAGAAGAATCCTAGCCCATACATTACAAATGCAGAGGCCCAAAAATACAAAGCTGATGTGCGGGAGGTTTGGATACCAACCGTTGTCACTAATGAGCAACGCACCAATAGCAGAGTCCAGTACATTTCTAGAGTTCGTGCTGGGACAATAGTTGTGCTTTGGTGCTTAGGTAGCCACACTTTTGAGAGTGGAACTGGCAAAGGTACCATAGTTTCTAAGGATAACTATGGTGCTTATGGCCAGTTACCCACTAAGATGTCTACTACAGGGCTATGGCACAGAGCTCTGTCAACAGTGGGGCCATCCACTGATTGGCTTACTGTTGCTTTTGATGCACATGCCGCCGTGACAAGTGATGATATTGTCACTAAGCTGCTGGCTGAAATTGAGAATAAGTATGATCTGGAACCCCGAAGACAGAGATCACGGGATCATAATAGAGATTTAACCAGATTAAAATTATATGAAGCACTACGTGATGCTGATTGGGAACATCTCCCTGCAGAGGGAATGAGCTCAGTGCTTCAGTAAATCCCCGAGGCCACGCCGAGTAGGATCGAGGGTACAGGGATACACTAATTGTCTTGTGGTTTGAATCATTCATTATATGTGATTATTCAATGAATTAGTGTGAATTGATTTTCCC